GGTCCGCCGCGTCGTAGAGATCGGCGAACTCCTTCAAGTCCGCATACCGCTTTCGCCACTGCTGGAACTCTCGCCATGCCCGTTCGAGAACCAGCTTGCGCGTCTTCTCCTGCGACATCGCGTGGGAGGTCTCGCGATAGTGCGGGGCCGAAGGTTCGGCAATGTGGACATATGCCTTTTGCCGAACAGCGGGCTTGTCGTCGGACACGTAGACGGCAACAACAGCGCGGATCAGCCCGCGCGCCTGCTGCAATCGATACTGCTTCGCCGCCTCCGTATCGCTCCACTCGAAGAATGAATGAAGCGGCGAGTTGTCGTGCTGCGCGTCGGCAAGCACGTCTTCCGGCGTCAGCTCGCCCTTGCACTGCTTTCGCAGCATCTCCAAGTGCTCACCGACTGCCTTGGCATCCTTGGATGCGCCCGCCTGGAAGCGAGCGCCATCACTAAATTCGAAACCGGCGATCCGCATCACGCAGCCTCCAGTTTCATCATGTCTGCCTCGGTGGCGACGTGGAACATACCGGACATACCGTCTCGCTCAGGCCTCCACTCGCCGACGCCGACGGCGAAACCCGCGACGTTGATCAGGTTGAGGATCTGGCTTTCGGACAGGACATTAGCGTTGTATCGGACGAGCAGCTTGGCCGACCAGTCCGCGAACTCGCCGCGATACCGGAGATCGGCGGTTCCCATGCCGACCCTGACCATGTCTTCGCGCATCGTCGGTTTGCCGTTGATGCGGACCAGATTGTGGCGGGCCTTCGTTCCATCGAATGCGCCGGCGACATCGACATCCTCGCCGAGAATATGGAAAGCTTGCCGCGCTGCGATCTTCGTGAGACCTGCAACAGACGTCCCAGCCGTCACGGCTGCGGACTTGAAGCCGACCGAGGGGAAACCGAAACCGCCGTCCTCGAAACGATACAGCGAAGCGTCGTAGTCAGCGACGGGGTTCTTCGCCTCCTTCGCGCCCTTCGCCTGCTTCATCTGTTTGCCGAGCATTTCCAGCTTCGACTTCTGCGACCATGCGTGAACAATGAGCGGGCTATCCCCGATGATCGTAACCTCCATAAGGCGGATATCGAGCTTCGGCAGTTCGATGCCGACATTTTCCTTCTTTGCAACAGCCATTTCAGTCTCCATAGGCGCCCGGCCTGCCAAGCCCGGTAACGCACAGGGGTTCGCTTTCACGAACGCCGGGGCCTATGAAGCTCCAGGTTCGCGTTACATCCTCATGGCAGCGAGGAATTGGTGAATTCAAACGTCGCGGATCGAGTAGACTGCCCATTCGCCCACAGATTTGGGGCGGATCATTATGCAGTTGACGTCCTCGAACTGGTCGAGGAGTTCGGAGATGCGGTGCGCGAGTCGGCTAACCTCATCCCGAGCGTCTTCGGTTGTTGCCGCAGTGGCGGTCTGGGCAGGCGATAGAGCCGCAGAATGTGAGGCCAAGGCTGTGACGACGCCACCTTTCAATACGGTGCGGCGGTTCATTGGAGTTCATCCTTGGCCCCGATCATCGCGACCAGCGTGTCGAGCCCATCATCGCCGCGGACAAACCGGAGGCAGTCAACACCTGCTGCGCCGCGGAGATCGACAAATGGACCGACCTTGCTTCGTCCATGAGACGGCAGCTTCGAAAACTCCGCCAGCAACTCTCTGGCAAGCCGAATGCATTTGTTCTCTTGGGTTTCCTGCTGGACGATAGTAGCAGCCGTTGCGGCCCCAGGGATGGTTGCAGCAGCAAGGCCACCAATGAAGGTGCGTCGTGTTGTTTCCATCAGGCCGCCTCCCCGCCAACCAGGACGGGACCTTTCGGAGCCGGCACTGCCAACGAAGCGCCGCCATCACGTTCAGCCCGACGGAAGGCGTCAGCGACCACAGGGTTTCGAATGAGCGCGGAAAGGGGTATACGGCGGTCAGCCATAGCGATGATCCTTCCATGATCGTCGTTTCGGTTAGGCGGGAGGCGAAGCTGCAACTTCCCTTCCGCTGATTTATTTGGTACCAGTAAATTTATGAGCACGCAAGAAAAAAATGGTACCAAAAAATCAAGAGGCCGTCCGGCTACCGGACAGGGCACTCAGATTCAAGTGCGCCTCCAGGATGATCTCCTTACGACAATTGACGAGTTTGTGGCTTCTGAACCGGACAGCCCCTCTCGATCGGAGGCGATCCGGCGCATCCTAAGAGCGGACCTGCTTGAAAATAACGACGCCCTCATCAACGAACTCTACAAAACCGGCGATCCCGGCATTGGCGCCGACTTCATGAGAGCGATTATCGGCCACCTGCGATCCTTTGCCAGATCGAACCCAAGCGCCTCGGTTGATGACTTCAAAGAGTTCGTGTTGGACCTGTTCAACAACTATGGCCAGGATCTCGAGGAGTTTGCGCTCAAGCAAAAGCGCTGATGTCCCTTCCAAAGCGCGAGGATTTAACAGATGCCCCTCACCCCAGAAGTCGAAGAAGCCCTAGACCGCGTCGCCCTTGAGCAGAACATCACCAGAGAGGAAGCCCTCACCGTGATTGCTGAGGACTGGCTTATTGGCCACGGCTATCTGCCTTCGGAAAAGGACGCAAAACCCGCGGCAAAGGATCCTGGCGGCAGCGGCGGCGGTGTTTTTGTTGGCGGCGGTGGCTAAACGACAGGAGTTTTTTGCTGTAGTTGTTCGCTCCTCAAGTCAAGGTGCTTCACCTGACGATACTGATCACCCGCTTCCAGCTTGAGCAGCCGGCACCATGCCACGTCAGTTTTCTCCCTTAGCTCTTCGGCGATTCTCTCGAACAGCTTCAAAGACAACCCGAGCTCGTCGCGAGGCAGCATTGTAGCGATGGCTCGCGCCTCGTTTGTCAATATGTATACCGGAATCCCTAGGAAATCGGGTGTCACGCCGATTGCGCTGTATCTATCGCCAAACAATGGCCCCTTCTTGGTCTCCGAATAACTAGAAATCTCGAAAACGATCTCACCCATTCTGGTGTAAAAATCGCCGCTTTCATCGGTGTTAACAAGTATGAACTTCGCCAGATGCCCCTCCACCCCCGGATCAACTAGAAGCCCAGCCGCAACCAGTAGCCTACGGGTCGAGAAGGGAATTTCTCCATGTAGAACCGTCGGGACATGCTCTCCAATAAGATTCTCACAGAACTGTTCGAATAAGCGCGCTGTTTGTGAATCGAGTTCATCGACAATGCGCATTACTTTTGCAGAGAATGTCCCTGGTCGACGCACCTCCGAGGCCAGAACGCGGCCCCAACGCTCGCGTAACTCTTCGGACGTGGCCTCTTCGGCGTAAGTCTCAAAACGGTCAAGAAACTGTTCGGAGAGCTCTGCATCATCTTTGCTTTCGGCCTCCGTAGGGGGGGTTATCCTCAATTGATCCGCGGCGTGCCGAACCACGCCGTCCAGATTTTCTTGCCCGGCGAGGACCTTTTCGAAGTGCCGTGCGAAGGCGCGCTCCGCATATGCCGGATCCGCACCCAGTTTCTCAACACCGTACTGGGTGACAGCTTCGATCAACTGCACTTCTCCCTTCGTCTTGGCACTTCTGCGCGCCGTTCGGGCCTCGATGTGCGCTGATCCCCAATCCGCGGCACTTCCTAGCAGGCGATCGACCGCGGCGACAAAACGACTTTTGGCCTTCGCCTCAATTCCCGTCTCAGTAATTGCCACCGAAACAGACGTTTCGACGTTTTCCTTGTTTGTATCCTCTCGCATTCTCGGCCTCCATGCGCTTACACGCATGAAAGCAGGATTCGCGGAAATGTGGAGTCTTACTCGCCTAGCGGTTGATCCGTTTATGGTTTTTTGTTCGCCTCGCGCTGCGCGGCACGCTCTTTCGAAAGTGCCCCGAGATACGCATCATCCATCGTAAGGATAACGGCCACCTCTTCCCGCAGCACGATCTCTCCGGTCATCTCCGACCATGCGCGGATTTCCGGGTAGGTTAGCGCCAGCGGGCCGTCCATGCCCTGCAAGCGTCGCCCAGAGAGGTGCCAGAACCATTGCCAGAGGTGTTCGCCCTCTTCTGGGATATCTGGCTCCTGGATAAGCGCCTCTTGCCCGAAGCGCTCATACATTTCTCGTTTGGAGACGACGTCCTTGCCATCCCGGCCACGATCAAGCTCGTAGCCGGGTGTCTCGAATTCGACCGTGACGGCGACGGCGAGCTTTAGGCGCTCGCCGAGCTGACGAAAAAAGCGGCTTCGTCTCCCAGCGCCTGGTCGATCTGCTTGGCGATGGCCGGGACGGCGAGAAGCTTGCGCTTATTCGCGTCGGTACATGCGGGCTTCTTATCGCCGCCGAGATTGGCATCGCCGGAGAACGTCCACGAGACGATTGCAGCCGACAGGAGCGCCGTCGTGTTGTCGTCGATCTTCTCAGCTGACACGGCGTTGCGGCCGGATTTCAGCGCTCGGTTCTTGATGCCGCGCTCAACCGCCTTTACCTCGTCGCTCTCAAGGCTGCGCAGCTCGACCGTGACGCCAAGCGGTTCGCCCGTCGCCGGGTGCTTAAGGTCAACGGTGAGCGTGTTCGGCTGAAGTGTCAGAAGGTCCATGGATCACCTTACGGGGTTTCGACGGGAGCGATGAAGAGCGGGCGCTGATCGGTGAAGGCCACGGTGTAGCTTTCGCGGATGAAGTCGTCCGTCGAACCGCCGAGGAGCTGCGGGCCAGAAACGGGGCCGACCGCATACATGATCGTGTTCGACCAGTCTTCCGACGGCGCGTCGGCATATTCGATGCGGATCGCATAGTTGAACTTGGTGGCGGCTGCGGCACGCATTGCGATCTGGCCGGGGTCGTCGAAGATGCGAGCAACCTCGATCGAGAGTTCACCAGCGTCTTCAACGCCTTTCGCCTTGGAGCTCACCTGAGTGTCCAAGGTGTTGTATGTGACCATGTTCGGCGCCGAGCCGTAGTCGCCCAGGTTCCCGACCGAACCGATGGGCGTAAAGGTCAGAGCAGCAAAGGCCGCAGCGTTGAGGGGAAGCGTGACGGCGGTCGTGCTGATCGACACGGTTGCGCCCGCGAGGGTCGTCTTCAAGCCTGCCATGGTGATGTCCTTTCCTAAGCGAAGGCGTGATATCGGACCGTGACAGGCATCTGCACACGGTCAGTTTCTTGCAGAGGCGATGCGGCGGAAGGCTTCCGATCGATCACGATCTTGAGCCCGTCCTTGTGCAGCGTCGTTCCCTTGGTGAAGTGGGTGATGATGCGGTTGGCGGCCTCCAGCGGCTTGATGTGGCCGACGCCCTTCTTCCAGTAGACGGACACCTGCAAGATGCCGCGGTGCTGCTCCTGCCCTGCCCCAAGCTCTGTGTTCGTCGTCTCGTTCGGCAGGAACGATGCCTGGAGGTAGTTGTCGGGCTTGGCCTGGCCGGCGGCGGGGAAGTCGATGCCCGGCATCGCGATCTGCAAGGCCGGCGTGAACGTCA